CAGGCGTTAGTGTTGTAGAGAAGGATTTTACCTCTATCGTCCCAGCGGTTGCTACTTCAGGTGGTGCCTTTGCTGGAACGTTTCAATGGGGTCCAATCGAAGATCCAGTAACTATTACTTCAGAAAACGAGTTAGTTACTAGATTTGGTAAGCCAAACGATACCCAAACAGTATTTACTTCTTTCTTTACCGCTGCTAACTACCTATCATATTCTAACAACCTTTTGGTAGTTAGAGCAAACGCATCAGGTTACAAAAATGCGGTATCAACAACATCAGGTGGAGTCACTTCACTAACTATTGCTGATGGCGGTTCAGGTTACACATCTGCGCCAACACTGACAATTTCAGCACCTGATGATCCAAGCGGAACACAAGCAACTGCTACAGCTACCACTGATGGTGATGCTATCGATGCAGTTACTATTACAGAAGCTGGTTCAGGATACACGTCTGCACCTACAGTTACGGTGACAGGTGGCGGTGGAGCAGACGGTGATATTACTGCTGCTATTACTGAAACTGGAGTTCTAATTAAGAATCAATTAGCATATACAGACAACTATGCAGGTGGCGCAGGTGCTTTTGGCGAATGGGCTGCTAAGTGGGCAGGTGCTCTTGGTAACTCTTTAAAGGTTTCAATGGCTGACTCACAAACGTATACTGGTTGGGCATATGAAGCTGAATTTGATTCTGCTCCTGGAACATCAACTCACGTTAATGCTGCTGGCGGTTCTAATGACGAACTTCACATTATCGTTATTGATGAGGACGGATATATTAGTGGAACAGCTGGAACTATTCTAGAAAAGTTTGCTTTTGTTTCTAAAGCATCAGACGCTAAAAAAGCTGACGGAGCAAACAACTATTATAGAGATGTAATTAATGCATCTTCACGTTACATTTGGTGGATGGATCACACAACTTCTGTCGCTACCACAACTGGCGGTGCTGGTACTGGTGTTGCTTGGGGTTTAACTTCTGCTGATAACGACTTCAAAGATATGTCAGCTGTAGTTACTCAATCACTAACAGGCGGTGCTGATGATTTTGCCACTAGCGATGGAAACCTACAAACATCGTTTTCTATCTTCGATAACTCAGAAACATATGACATTTCTTTGATTATGCTAGGTAAGGCAAGTTCTACTGTTGCAACTCACGTTATCAATAATGTTGCTGAGACACGTTTGGATGCTATTGCGTTTGTTTCACCTGAAGATAATTCTACTGGTGATGTTATTACTGACGCTACTTCAACTCCAACCACAGCAATTAACACATACCGTGATGCGCTACCTTCATCATCATATGCTGTTGTTGATTCAGGTTACAAGTATCAGTATGACCGATATAACGACAAGTACCGTTATGTTCCTTTGAACGGTGATGTTGCTGGTCTTTGTGCTAGAACTGATTACTCTGCTGATCCATGGTTCTCACCAGCTGGTTACAATCGTGGTCAAGTTAAGAATGTTGTTAAGTTGGCATTTACGCCTAACAAGACAGCTCGTGACGCACTTTATAAGAACGGTGTCAATCCTGTCGTAACATTCCCAGGACAAGGAACTGTACTGTTCGGCGATAAAACAGCTCTTGCTAAGCCATCAGCTTTTGATAGAATCAATGTACGAAGATTGTTTATTGTTCTAGAAAAAGCAATTTCTGTTGCTGCTAAGTATCAGTTGTTTGAATTCAACGACTCGTTTACTAGAGCACAATTTAAGAACTTGGTTGAGCCATTCTTGAGGGATGTACAAGGTCGTCGTGGTATTACTGACTTTGCTGTTGTTTGTGATGACACAAATAATACAGCTGAAGTTATTGACCGTAACGAGTTCGCATGTGATATCTTCATTAAACCTAATCGATCTATCAACTTCATTAACTTGACATTTGTTGCTGCTAGATCAGGGGTTTCTTTTGAAGAAATCGGTGGCTAAACAGGGAATAAATAGATAAAACAAGGAGATTTAAATGGCAAATATTGCTGACTTCAAAGCACAAATGACTGGTGGCGGTGCACGTCCCAATCAATTTCGTGTTGAATTATCGTTCCCAACATACGTCACTGCAGGTGTAGTTGCTGGTCAACAGGCTCAATTCTTATGTAAGGCAGCTCAGCTGCCTGCATCTACTGTTGATCCTGTTCCTGTTCAATACCGTGGTAGAGCAGTGAACTTTGCGGGAGAAAGAACTTTTGCACCATGGACAATTAGTGTCTACAATGATACTGATTTTAATATCCGCAATGCTATGGAAGTATGGCAGACAGGTATTCAAAACCATGGTTCTACTGAAGGAAGAGTAAATCCTAGTGACTACCAAGCTGACTTGTTAGTTCATCAGTTGGATAGAAATGGCGCAACAGTCAAGTCATATAAATTCGTTGATGCTTTCCCAACTTCTGTTGGTATTATTGCACTCGATTATGATACTGTAAACGCTATGGAAATTTTTGATGTAGAATTTACTTATAACTACTTCACAAGTAATACTACTGATGGTAGGGGTGGCGTTGATGTCAATGTTTCAGTTGATACGCCAGTCGGAACTTTCCCACTACCAATCTAATATTGATAGGATTATAATATAATGAAATTATTTGGCTTTGAAATAAAGCGTCAAGATCAATCGTCAGTTCCTAGCATAGTTGCTCCAGGAGCTGACGACGGGTCAGTTGTAACTATTGGTAACTCAGCTGCCTACTACTCTCAAGTAATGGATCTTGAGGGTGTAGTCAAGAATGAGAACGACCTTATCCGACGCTATCGTGAGATTTCACAGTATCCAGATTGTGATTCTGCTATCGAAGACATCATCAATGAAGCGATTGTTGTTGACGAAGCAGACCAATCTGTTGATATTGTATTGGATGATCTAAATTTATCAACTGGAATTAAGAAAAAGTTTCAAGAAGAATTTGATAATGTATTGAGACTATTAAAATTTGAGCAAAAAGGACATGATCTATTCAGGTCTTGGTATATTGATGGTCGGTTATATTATCACATTCTAATTGACGAAAATAAAGTTAAGAACGGTATCGTTGAGCTTAGATATATTGATCCACGTAAGATCAAAAAAGTTAAAACGTTACATAAAGAAAAAACTCCTGATGGAGTTGAGGTTGTAAAAAAGGTAGAAGAATACTATATCTACAATGATAAAGGTATTAACGGTTCTACCACGCAGGGTGTAAAACTATCAGACGATTCAGTTTTATATTGCCCCTCAGGATTACATGATGCAAATACAGGTATGATGCTTGGTTATTTGCATAAAGCAATTAAGTCTGTCAATCAGTTGAAGATGATTGAAGACGCTGTTGTGATTTATCGTATTAGTCGTGCTCCAGAACGTAGAATTTTCTATGTTGATGTAGGCAACTTACCTAAGCTGAAAGCTGAGCAATACGTTAACGACTTGATGAATCGCTACAGAAATAAGATTACATATGATGCAACTACTGGTGAGGTGCGTGACGATAGAAAACATCTTTCAATGATGGAAGATTTTTGGATGCCAAGACGTGAGGGTGGTAGAGGTACTGAAATCACCACACTTCCTGGAGGCCAAAACCTTGGAGAGATTCAAGACATTGAATATTTCCAGCGTAAGTTATATCAGTCGCTAAACGTGCCAATGTCAAGAATGAATCCAGATCAATCATTTGGTCTTGGTAGAGCAACAGAAATTAGTCGTGATGAGGTTAAGTTTAGCAAATTTATCGGACGTATAAGAAGAAATTTTACTGATTTATTTACTGATGCGTTAAGAGTACAACTTGTAGCAAAAGGTGTAATTAGGGCAGATGAGTGGGATACATTAAGACCATTTATTCGCTACGACTTTAAGAAAGATAACTATTACACTGAGTTGAAAGAAAACGAAATCTTACAACAAAGATTGGCAATGCTACAACAAGTTGAACCTTACATTGGTAAATACTACTCAATGGATTGGGTAAGAAAGAATGTATTACATCAACCTGATGAAATGATCGAGGAAATCGACGCACAGATTGATGATGAAGAGAGGCGACATTTTGACAATGCTCAGAGAGATGGCACTCTTGCTGCGCATAAACAGATTGCTCAGCAAAGTGCATTGTCCGATGCTGGTTATGGTGGAAACGAAGAAAGTACTGATCAAGGACAAGGAGATGAACAATGAGTACGCAAGATTTAATATCGGCTATTTCTAATGGCGAGTATACAGATGCTGAAGCTGCATTCAATGGAATTATGGCAGATAAAGTTTCTGATGCGCTAGACGCTAAACGTGCAGAAATTTCTAAGAGTATGTTTAGCACTGAAGAAGAAGCTGAAGCAACTGAAACAGAAACACCTGAAGTTTCGGCAGACGCTGAAGAAGCACCTGCTGAAGTTGAGGAACCAGAAGTTACAGCTGAGGCTGAACCTGAAGTTGCAGAAACGGAAGAGTAATGTATTATCAACAGTTCTATAAAAGTTTAAATGAAGATACCAAAACATTTTTGTCTTTTGGTAGAACTGTTCGCTTTTGTAATGGAGTAATAAATATTGATGGAGTAGAAGTAGAAGAAAAGTTTAGTAGTATAGAAGAGGCGAGAGAGTATTGTAAAAACTTATACCTCTCAGAAAAACTTGAAGAAGATATTAAAACTGAAACATACGAAGAATTAAACGAAGATACTATTGCGAATATAATTTCTAATCATCATTCAATTAAAATTACTGACACGCTGATAGAATCATATTTAGAACTCGCTTCTTCTAAACTTTTTACTGTTGACCCTGTAGTATGCGATATAAAAAAAGCAAATAGATTAGATTGCATATTAGAGGGAAAACTTGATTATAAACTTTCTGATGGAAGTATCATTATTATTAGTGAATCTTCGCAACAAAAAATGAATGATCTGTTTAAAGATCAAAAAGAAATTATTGAGTATATGCGAGAAAGTAAAGATAACTTTCTTCATGTCTTAGAACTTATAGAGGAATAACGATGACTGTCGCAACAACAATTTTAAAGAAAACGCAGACAGAAGCGATTGTTAAGGTTGCAGGAACTGCTGCTGCAGGAACAATTGATTTAGATGTGGATTTGGTAGCTTCTACTGAGTCTGCAGGAACTGCTGGCACGCAACTTGTTAATATTTCTGCTGTTCAATGGACAGGTGCAGCGGGAGGTGTTATTACGATAACTAGAGGTAGTGTTGTAATTATGACGCTTCAAGCTAATGCTTCGGGTAATTTTGATATGACTGGTCAAGAAATGATTCCTGACAGCGTAGAAAATGATTCTGATATCGTTGTTACTATCTCAGGAGCACAAGCAGAATGCTGGTTACGTTTAAGAAAAGTAGCTGGATATAATACTAAGATTCAGCCTGAACAGTATGGTATCTATGACGACGAAACTTCAACGTCAGCATAAGGAGCTGTAATGAAACTAATTAAAGAACTAAACGAAACAGTAGAATTTATTACTGAAGAAAACGAAGAAAAAGGTAAACAGTATTTTATCAAAGGTGTTTTTCTTCAGTCAAATTTAAAGAATCGTAATGGTCGTGTTTACCCAAAAGAAGTTTTACAGAAAGAAGTAAAACGTTACACAACTGAGAACGTAGAAAAGAATCGTGCTTTTGGTGAGTTAGGACATCCTGATTCACCTACGATTAATCTTGATCGTGTTAGTCACATGATTAAAGAATTATATGAAGACGGTGATAACTTTATTGGTAAAGCGAAAATTATGGATACACCA